TCAATGGCCGTATTGTAAAGAGTTCCCCACACCGCGACACGCTCGTCGTCCTTCAAGTACGGTGCGGCCTGCATCAGCGATCCGTACAAGTAAGCGTCCGGCGACGACGCCAGCAGCCAGTTGGTGGTCACGCTGTCGGACAGCTTGGGCAGCTTGGCGATGTACATCAGCTCTGCCGTGTAGGTCGCGTCAGGCGTGGGTGATACGCGAATCTGGCCACCAATGATGGTGAAGTATTTGGGCATGCCCGGTGCGTTGGAGTACAACTGGTCACGGTCGTCCATCTGCTCAGGCGTCAAGAACTCAATGGGCTGGATGGGATTGGAGCTGGTGATCTTGAAGGTCTTGGCCTCCAAGAAGTCGGCAGGCACCGCGCTGTACTGGGTATCAACCGATGCCGTGGCCCGTGCAATCATCTGACGCACGCGCAGTGGCCGCTCCATCTGGGACTCTGCAAGCTCAATAAACGTCGGGATCACCGCCGTCAAGTCTGTTCGGTTCAGAAAGTCAGCGATGTTGGTCTTGAGCTGTGCGTAGTTCATTTCATTCCCTGCCAATCAGTGTGTGCTCGTGCTTGTACTCAAACGTGCCAATGTGGTGGACCTCTTTGGACAGGTCTTGGTCAATCATCGTCTTGAAGCCATTCTCGGAAGCGCGGCGGCAAAACCAGACGTCCTCACCGATGTAGTCCTCAGCGGCTGGCACCCAAGGGATGGCAAACCACGGGAACTCCATCTTCTTGTAGACCTCTGCCTTCACGAGCATCACGCCCATGCCGCAGTAGTCCACCTCGACCAAGCCGGTCGAGTCCTGCTCAGTATAAACGCGCAGCACTTCTTTGGCGTCCTCGTTCCCAGTGTTCTTGCGCACGGCAATCGGCTCAGTCGGGAACCGACGCTTGGCGTAGTTCGCGCAGACGATTGGCTCGTCACGGTCCAGCAAACGGATCAGCGCGTCCTTGGGGAACCTCATGTCACTGTCGAGCCACAGGGTGTGGGTGCAGCCAGCATCAATCGCATCTCGCGCCAAGTCTTGGCGCTGAGAGGAGAGCAGGGTGCCCGAGCTGGTGTAGATCACCACGCGGTTCTCTGTGGTGCCGATGGTGTAGCCCACCAAACGTGCCAAGTCAAAGGCAAAGCCCGAGTTGACGAAGTCGCGGGTGGGTACAAGGATTCCAATGATGTTTGACATTAAACGCGTCCGGGTCGAGTTCTGAAAAATCTGTTTTCTGGGTCGTTGAGCCAAGCCTTCATGCGTGCCGGGTCATCAGCGATACCTTTTGCTTTGAGGTCGTAGAGCACAGCCATTGGGATTTGTGCGACATGGTGCATGTCACCCTTCCAACTTGCATTCTCATCCACTTGGTTGAATGCGGCCTTGTTTTGCTCAATGACTCCACTCACGTCAACGACTGTCTCAATGACTGCCTCATCGGTGTCGCCGTTGTAGTGCCATATCTTCTTGGCACCCGTCAATGGATCGGAATCAAATAGTTTGGAGTGCATATAAAAAATGGGGGGTGATTAGCCCCCCATTGATTCCATTACTGGATGATGCTGTTCAAGTCGTAAACAGCGCCGTGGGCCTTCTCGTTCATGACCTTCAAGCCCCACTCAACCAAGAGCATGCGCTTCTCGGCGTCGCCGGTCTTGGCCAATTCCACGGTCTGGAATGGGCGCAGGTAGGCGACCGATGCGTACTCGGTGTCCAAAACGAACACGTCACGCTCACGCTGGAAGCGGTTGGGGACGATGGTCACGTTGCCGAAGTCTGACACGTACACGTCAGCAGCACCGATGATGGTGGAAGGCTTGGCACCTTGGGCGTTGAAACGCTGTGCGGCGATACCAGCCATCTTGGACAGGTTCTGCTTGTTGACAGGACCAGCCATCACGACGGATGGCTTGCCACCTTGCGTCCACACCTTCTGGATCACGTCCTTCAGCAAGGTCTCGCTGAAAGAGCGCAAGTCGCCAGCGGTGGAGTCGGTACGAGCTGCGTCAGGGATGGAGGTGTACGAAGGATCGCCACCACCAGTGCCTTCGTTGGTGTTGGTCTTCAAGAATGCTTGAAGAGCACCAGTCTTACGGGCAGCGGAAGTGCTACCAGCAGCAGCGGCTTGGTTGGCCAGCATGGCGGTTTCCATGTCGCGCTTCAATTCAGCGCCGCGCTTGGCCATCTGGTAAGACAGTTCGCTGCGGCGACCGGCCTTGTCCACGGACTCCAAGGTGCCGGAGATGACCACATCCTTGCGGCTGATCTGGGTGTAGTTGCCCAAACGCACGGTGGCGGTGGCTGCGGTGAACGAGGTGATGTCGTCGCCTTCGATCTGCGCGTTGGTCGAAACTGCGGAGGCCAAGTCGTCAGTCTGCCACTCGTAGAAAGTGTTCTTGACGTTCTCTTTGCCGACGTTCGACATGAACGGGGTCTCTTCAGGGCTGATCTGATAGATCACATTGGAGAGGTCTTCCCGCACGCCTTTGGCGTCAAAGCGGGTATAGGTGTTGGTGATTGCTGCCATTTTTGGCTCCTTAACAAGTTACAAGAATTTTTCAAAGAGGCTCGCCGCATCGCGGACGCTCCCCGTTGCCTTGAGACGCTGTTGAGCTTGCTTAATTTGACTCGACTGTGGTTTACCAGACGCTGCCACACCGGGCTTGGCGACCTTACCGACTGACGGGGTAGGCTTGATGTTCTGGCGCTTACTCATCAACGAGTCGTAGGTCGCCAGCTTGCGCAGCGCCAACAACATGCGGTGATCAGTGATGCTGTTCATCTCCTGCTCAGTCAATCCGATGGCCTTGCCTGCGTTGACCCATTCGGCCTTGGCTTTCGCCGCCACCTTGGGGTCTTTTAGCTCAGGGGCCGCAGACAACAACAAGTCCTTCTCCTGATGGAGTCGTTCTTGCATCGCCTTGTGCGATTCCCTCTGATGCTCCTGTTGCAAACGCTGCTGCTCTGACTGGATAGCCATCATCTTTTCAGCGTTCACTCGCTGCATCTCGCGCTGTCTCACCCATTCGATGGGGTCTTCGTTATAAAGACGGTCCATATCGACATTGGGCTGCTGCGCGTCTTGCAGTTGGGCTTGCAGGGCCGTCAACAATTGAGAATACTGTGCTCGCTCGGTACGCACCGACTCCAGTTCTGCCTGAGCTGCTTTGCGCTCTTGGGCAAGTGCCTGTGTCTTGCGCGTGTAGTCCTCTGTGCGGCTGTAGCCCTTTTGCAGCTCTTCCAGCGACACCTCAACTTCTTTGCCGTCTACTTTGACGGTGAACTTTGATGGCTGTTCCTGCTGCTCGGTTTCTTCATCCCCATCGGACTCTTCGCCTTCGGCATCTTCGTCTGTCGCGTTCTCATCATCAGACTCGTCTGCCTCGACGGATTCGGATGATTGCTCATCCTCCAGCGCCTCTTCTTGCTCTTGCTGTTCTCCCTCTTCCAAGGGCAGCATCGCTTCAAAGGCTGATGCAGCTTGCGCTGCGGTCATGGACTGCGAACTGGTTTGACCCGTGGTGTCGCTCATGTCTTTGATTCCTATGTTACTTCAAACTCATCCCCGTTGCACCTGCCGCTGCGCATACGTTGCGCGGTCGATGTAGGTCTGCAACTGGGTCTTGATGTCTTCAATTGCGGTGATGGCCATGTAGGCCTTCTCGCGCTTTTCGACTTCATCAACTTTACTATCTTTCCACTCGTTTGTGTAACGCTCTTGCAGTTCCTTTAACGCTTCGTTGAGCGTCGAGCCGGGACTCATCAGCTCCTCTGATTCGCGTCCCAGCTCCAGCGTGTCGTGCAGGTTGGCCATCAGACCACACCCTGATTCATTGTCTGCATGGCCATGCGGTCACGCTCGACTTGCACATTCAATTGCTGCTCGTTGATCACCGCGCCGTACTTCAGCTCCAGCTCGCGCAGCTTGATGAACTTGTCGATGTCCATCTTGTCGCGCTCGCGGTCGTCGGCCATCTGCATCTTCTGCTGTTCAAGCTGCAGCTCTGCAGCCTTCTTCTGGATGTCGGCCTGAATCGACTGCACCTGCACCTGTGCCAGCATCTCTTCTGGAGATGGCTTTGCAGCCTCTTGCGATTGTGGTGGCTGGTAGTCTGCGGGGATCGCGTTGAAGAACTGGCTGGCGTCCTTGAACCCGGCAAGCTCGACCATCTTGCGCAGCGTGTTGGCGTACTGTGCAGGCGACACCAGCGGGTTCATTGGACCCATCTGCATCAGTGCCTGCTCTTGCTTGCCAGAGATCATGGCCAGCATCTGCATCTTCTGGTCGGTGTCTCCGGTGCCCATGCCCACGTTGATGGCCACGTCCATGGTGGCGTCCCACGAGCGTGGGTCAACCTGCACCCAGTCGTTGCGCAGACGGACCATGCGGGGCTTGTCTTGGTGCTTCACCGACAACTGCAGGATCAGCTTGAACAGCTTCTTCATGCCCTCGGCCAGCAGGCGCGTGGTCAGCTCAATACGCATCTGGCTGGCGCTCACCGTGGCGCTCACAGCGGCCTTGGTGCTGGACTGCAAGGCGTCGGCGTTCAGGCCCATCGACGCACGGCTCATGCCGGTGCGCTCCTCCTTGATGCTGTCCATGTACTCCAGCATCGGGAACGCGGCCTGTCCGACAAACGGCTGGGCCAGCGGCATCACCATGCCGGGTGCTCGCATGCGGATGATGGCACCCGTCTCGTTGTTCAAAACGTCGTCCATGTTGACTTGGCCCTCGACCACCGCAGTGCGCGGGTGGATGGATTGCGCCAAGCTGTCCAAGGTGTTGCGCAGGATGTCGCTCTTGATCTCCTGCAAGTCCTTGGTGAAGTCAAAGACGCTGTTGGCCTCAAGCGGACTTGTGTGTGGCTCGGGATCGCACGGGAAGTCGGCAAAGCCAATCAGGTCGGCTGGCTCGTTGTTCACGATGGTGTAGCCCTCGCCCAAGCAGCACACCTTGCGCAGCTCAGGGATGCCGTCGCCGTCGTAGTCCACGCGCATGTAGCCCTCGACGTACAGCGCACGCTGCATGGCCGGGTTGTGCGACTCGTTGATCGACCCCATGGTGGTGGTCGTTGGACGGCGGCGCAGGTACTCGTCGTTGTACTCAAAGTCCGTCGTGGAGATGTTCTCCATGATCAGGTCTTCGTCGTAGCCCATTTCCAGCAGCTCGGCCACGGTGGCCATCTTGCGGTGGCCAACAAACGCAGCGGAGTCCAAGTCGCGTGCGTTGCGGTCGATCAGGAACTCTTCCGGTGGCACGCCCTCGATGTAAATCTTGCCCTCCTCAATCGTGCGCTTGACCTCAACGTCAAACAACTGGGGGACCGGCACCATCATTGGCTGGCCGGTCATGGGGTCCATGGTCAACTGAGGCTCGGCCACATCGGGGTCGTCGTACTGGGTGATCACGGTCACCACGGCACCCGGCTCCTGCTGGATCAGCATCACGGTGCCCTCGTCCAGCCCGGTGTACTTCTCGGTTCGCACGGTGGTGTTCTTGGCCCACCAAGCCTTCACGATGCCGCACTTTCGGACCAAGCTGTCCTTGAAGGTGCCGTACATCACCATGAAGCCGGGGTTGTCTTGGTTCAGGACGTAGTTTGCGTAGTCGCTCGCCTGCTCCGACGACTTGACGTCCTCGGGGCCACGGGGCATGAACTCGACCACGCGCTCGGAGCTGAAGAACACCCGCATGATGCTGGGCAGCATGGCGTTGACCGTGTCGCGCACCTCGGTGGCCACCACGCGGCTGTTGCCCTCCTCCTCGTTGCCGAACGGGTCGCCTCGGTAGTAGGCCGTGGCCTGAGCGCGGGACGGACTGAGGTCGGTGTCGATGTAGGTGACGGCGTCCTCAATCTCGGCAGAGACCACCGA